TTTAATTTCATAATCATTTTGAGGCTCTAAATGTCTCCATTTTCCAATTGGTCTTTCTTTTTTAAATGTAAATGAGGGTTTCTTTGACTCTTTAACTAACTTTGCTTTCATGAGAATGTTTTATTTTATATATTTCAATTTTGTTTGAACATGATCATATCCTTTTTCAGAATGAATAAAACTACAATCTGAGCAATCTTTTATATTTCCTTTCATCGTGTAATTTCCCCCACAATCTTTCATATGATACAATGGACAGTAACAAAAAAGACAATTGAAAAAATCTGAGTCTTTTATTTCATGACAAGGAAAATGTTCACAATCTTTATTTATAAAATATCTAAACGAGTTTTTCATCATCAATCCATTTAACTTTAACATTTCATTTGTCCAATCTTCAATTACTACCGTCCGGTTCCGTAAAGAGCTGCATCATTGTTGATGATGCTATAAAAATCCATTTTCTATAAACCACTTTTCAGTTTTTTTCCAATCTAAATATGGTCTTTCATTATTTTCTTTTATGAGAAATGCTCCTACTGCTGCGTCATCGCAATATGCGTGGGCATAAACTTTTCCTGAACTTGTCCATGAAACTTGATCAGGATTTATGTTTATTCCAAAAAGCAGAATTTCTCGAGTTGCAAACCAATCAATAGCATCTTGCAATCCTCCACTTTCCATTTTATTAGTTACAGGAGATATACCTTCAAGATTACTTCTCATAGTAAATAATATGAGCCTATGGCCATTATTAACTAATTTTTTAAGTACATCCACAGCACCCGGAACATCTTCTCCTATAAACGGGAATCTATGATAAACACAAGTCCCGTCAAAATCAACTGCTATATCCATTCTATAAATAATAATTTTGAAATCTTTTCATTTCTTCTTCTGAAAGATTATCTCCAACCCAATCAAGAATACCGAGCGTATTATCGATTTCCCATTGTCTTTCAGGCGAAAGTTTGAAATAATTTTTTGGTCTTTGAAACGATTGTTCAAACATTTCTTGTTCTGACATATCTTTTATTCTGTGAATAATTTTTTAAATTCTAAAGGACCTGGTTTCCATTGAGGCATAATTGCACCCCACTTAGGTAGTGAATCGTTTCCAATATTTTTCCACGTGTATGTTATTTCATCAAAAGTTTCATAATTATATTCTTGATATGTCTCAAAAAACCTGCATTCATTAGGATCAAGATCATCTTCATTAATTATTTCGTTTGCCAATTGTTCACTGGCATTTGTAACTGAAACACCATTTCCAAGATTTATAAAACAAATAAATGTTTCTCCATCATCAGAATACATTTTAACTAAACATGTAGTAAGTATTCTATTGAGAGCTTTAAAGGGATGTAAAAATTCTTTAATCATGTTATTTTTTATTTATATGTTTAAGAATCTCATTTATCATTCGATTTCCATCAATTTGAGCTTCTATAGCTGTTGTATTTAATTCGTATTCTTCACTATTATATGCGCACTTTGTCTTTTTGTTGTATGCATTTCCATTTTTTGGAATATATGCTCTTAATTCTCCATCGCCCCAATAAAATATGCTGCTGATCCATTTTATCATTAAGATTAAGTTTTAGATCAGCTCCATTATCCCAAGTTGTAGGAATTGCAGAAAGTTCTTTCAGTCTATTGATTTTTAATTTTAAGTCTTTCATAGTATAATTATTGATTACAGTATAAATATAATTATTGATTACAGTATAAATATAACTATTTTTCTTGACAAAAAGAAATTTCTTTAACAGTATTTTAACATTACTTCTCTCTTATTATTATAAATTCGACAGGTATTGGACCTGTAAATTCTTCCGCCTTCTGTTGTTTAAAGTGCGTATTGACACCTGTAAAAATGTTTTGACAATATATGATGTAGTCTCGTTTGTCAGCATTAAATGGATTGCCTGTTAAGCTTACATTAATTACTTCATATATTCTTAAAGGACTATCACCTACAGATACTATATCTCCTCGATTAAATTTTCTTTCGACTGTAGGTTTGCATCCAACTAACAGCATTAACACAATGCACAATAATAATTTTTTCATAATTTTTTTTGTTTTACACGTATTTCTAGAGATTTTTCATCTATAAATTTCATAAGATCTTCAATAGTTGAAAGCGTGCCTTTCGCAAGACCGGCTTGATATGCTAAATCTTCAGATCCTTTGAAATGCGGTACATCTGTTTGAAGTTGTTTATGAGTTTTTTCTTGTTCGATTATATCTAGGCGTGTGATATCAAACACTCTTATATTTTCGTTGTTTATTTTCTTTCCGTACCCGTTCATAGCTGAAATTACTGTCAATTTATTTCCCTGAATCACTATTTTTGCTTTAGTATTACTATCAAAGTCAACCTCATATTCTGTGGTTGCAGGTTCTTGAGATAGTATTTCTCGACTTTTTTCAAACATTTCATTTGAATACGTAGAATTTGATTCTCCGCTATTAATCATTGAACGAAATAACGCAAGTGTTTGTTGAATTGTTTTTATTTCTTCTTGTTTCATATTTTAATTTATTAATCGTAATATGTTAAATATTATTACAAATGCTATCATGCCAATAGACCCAAATATTGCTATATCTAAACGAGGCACATTAAAGTGTGTACCTATCAATACCCAGATTATAAATAATATCATAGATACTATCCATATTTTTTCACCAACAGAAAATATTTTGCTCATATTTTAAATTTTAGTTGCCCAATCAGGGTTAGGTTTCACATTTAAGTATTCATATCCAAGCATTAAATTTAAAACAGGTTCCCATTCAGTTTCTGGATCAAACCCTGCTTTATCTTCAAACATTGTATTAAAATAGAATTTTTGTGAATAATCTCCGAAGTTTCCTTTTGAAGAATTAATTTCAGGATTCTCGTTCACGTATTTAAAATGTATGTTGTTGTCGTCAAACACATTCATATAGTACTCTATTTCATTAGGGTACGAAGAGGTCGAGAGGATAAGTATGATGTCCTGTCGGCTGCTTAAAAGCTGCAGTGTTTCTTTAGCAAAAGGGTAAAAATCTGCATGCAAATCATCTTTTCGATAATTAGGTCTGAATATAACTCCATGTACATCAAACGCCCAGTACGTTTCGAAATATTCTTTTTTAAATGCATTCTTAAACATTTTTTCTATCCATTTATGCATTTTCATTTTTTAGCATTAAGTATCATCCCTTTTTCCCAACCATCATTTAAATAATCATTATATTCTTCTTTTTTGACTAATTTGTTTTTATTTGATATTTTATTATGAACCCATTTTTTTCCATAAGCTGAATTATTTTTTCCAGTAGCAGCTAATGACTGTTTTCTTTTTGTTTCTTTAGACCGTTTTATTCCTGTTAACGCTTTGCTCCTTTTTATATTAGAATCTTTTGATTGAATTTTTCCAAAAGAAGGATGATGTGTTTTATCTTTATATAATTCTGTGAGTTTTTTAGATATATTTTTACTTATTTCATTTCTTCTTGGATGATGAGAAATAGTATCTCCGCCTGTCCCTCCTGTTGCTATATTGTAACCAATACTCGGATTTGTAGAATTTATCCATTTGCATATATTATATCTTCAATATGATCTAGTTCATCATCTACTAAAACTGCTGTTCCTTCAAATCGATGCAGCCCATCTTCAGACCATCCCGTAGCAAAGTGAAAAAAGCAATGTCCATCACCTGCTTCGTCATATCTTCCTTGAACATCCCATTCAACTTCTACAGTTCTACCAGCATTTCCGGGTAATTTTTCTGTTGTTATCATTTTTTATTTATTTTATTCATAAAAATTTAACGAAAAAAATTCTTTACATTCTTCACATTCTTCACATTGATCATCAAGTAGTTTTTCTGCTAATGCTCGATAAGGACTTTGCGAAAATACTGATACATTGATATGTTTACAATTTGGGCATTCCCACATTGCTCTAACACTTACTTCAAATTTATAAGGTTTTACTTTTTTTATATTTTAGTATTTAGTTTTTCGAAACTAAGTATCATTTCTTTTTCCATAAAATTAAATCAGTTGGAGATGTAGCATTAGCTGTTTCTTGAAGTTTTCCTTTCTGCCAGTATTTTACAAATATGAATTTATCATTTTTTGAAGATACAATTCCCTCTTCAAATTTAACATTACTCATTTTAGGATCGAAATAATCCCCATCTGAATAATCACTGCTGCCAATCCAGTTTCCAAAATCTCTTATTCCATGAGAAGGAACGTAGAAAACCACATCGCCTTCATTGAAATAATCTACAGTATAATTAGGAGTTATCATATTTTAAAATCTCCATAAGTTTTAATTGTAACACCTTTTTTCTCAGCTGCTTTCATTTTGCTGGTTGTAGATGTATAAGAGTCTGTTATAAGAAACTGACATTCTGCATCAGTAACTTTAACTTCAACTAAGTTTTCAAATTGAGCAGCAAATTCGGCTTTCGTTTTATAACCAAATTCTTTGGGCGAGCCTGTCATGCATACGTAAATTGTGTCTGAATTTTTCATTTGTTCTTTGGGTTTATCGATTTTTATTCCTAAATTTTCAAGAGTTGCAACTGCACATTTAATTTTCGCTTCATTTTCAGGAATATGTAACTTTGCAACTAAAGCTCTTTCCAATCCTGAATAATCAGGTTCTAATCCACAATGTTCTCTTGCTATTTGCGTAGAAAGTTTTCTTCCAACATTATCAAATCCAAGAATTATGATAACTTGCTCATAAGTAAGTGATTTGATATTTTTGAATGCGTTTAAGAATATTTCATGTGAACGAGACTGATATGTAATGCCATACATTTCAATAAGATTTGTGTGTCCGGTGATTAAAGTCCATCTTATTATTTCAAACATATTTTTAAAATCTTTTGCAAAAGGCTCTATTCTTTTTCCACCTATTCCTTTAAGATCAAGAACTCCACAAGCATGTGATAATTTCTTGGCTATTTTACCTGGGCATTCTTCATTTTGACAGGTCAAGTGAATATTGTCAAAATTTAACTTATTTTGACAGTAAGGACAAACTGAAGGCATGTATTTTTCTAATTCTGCTTTTATCATAATAGTTTTCTTTATTGTATATTGTAATATAATCAATTTTTCTGACAAATAAAGATATTTAATAGATTATTTTTTTATAATTTTTCCAATTCCCAATTTCCAATCGATATTGAGATAATATTCAAGATCTTCTTTTTTTATCATTTTTCTTTCTTCTTCTGAATGAACCCATATTCTGTTTTTAGTAGATTTTCCACTACACCAAGATTTTTTTTGTTCAGGCGTAAGTTTATAACCCATATGAGATTTTGAAAGCTGCTGTTTATGTTTCTTTGAAAATGCCAATCTTCCAAATTTCCATCCATTATCTAAATAGTCTTGTAAATTCTCTGGACAAATAGTTATATTTTTTTTACCATTATTTATCCATTTTCTTAATTTAGCTTTATCACTTATTTGTTTAACTATTCTATCATAATCTGGATGAAATGTTATTGCATTATATTCCTTTTCGATATTATAACCACTTCTTATTGAATCGTAAAAATCAATATAAAAATCTTCTCTTTCTTTTAAAATTTTTTTGATTGGTGGTAATAGTTCAAGTATTTCTTTTTTAAAATTTTCGGTACCATATTTTCGTAATGCATTATAAAATTTTCGTTTGAACCCTTTTGCCGATAGCTCTAAATGCTTTCCCCATCTATTATAGATATTAACACTACAACCGACATATTTTTTATCATTTACAGTATTTGTCCATAAATAAATCCCTGAAACTTTTTCTTGTTTAGCCATTTTTAATTTATATATTCATAACTAAAGCTGGTGATATTATCTATTCCGGAGAAAAATATACTTTTTGAATTGCAGGAATAATATCCCCTCTTTTACAAACACTAACAATAGACCCTGGCTGTATTTTATGTTTAACAATATACCCAGCGTTATACCCTGAAGCTCTTTTTACAGTTGTTCCAGCAAGAGTAACAGACTTAAGTTTTACGACTGGAGTAAATTCACCAGTTTTTCCTATATTCCATTCGATTCCAATAACTGAAGTAACAACTTCATCAGGAATGAATTTCACTGCAAGTGCCCATTCAGGATCATGTTCATTTTCACCAAGAAGTTCTCTATATTCAACTGGAATTGCAAATACGCAACCATCTAATTGAAAATCAGAAACTTCACGAAGCATTTCCATTCTCTTAACTGCTTTTGTGTATTCTTTTACAGTAGCAGGAATTCTTAAAATGAAAGGATCTGCAAATATTGGATGAGACATATAAAGTTCACTTACATATTTAATATCTTGATGTTTTCCGTTAACTAAAAGGTGTACAGGACAAAGTGTAAGATCTGCAACTTTTTCAATATTAAAATCATCCTTTCCGATTATACCGGCAACAATGTTACGTGCGTTTGCGTATTCAGCTGCATATTTTTCTTCAAATATCGATTTCTTCATTACAGCCTCACAACGTATTTCAACAACTGTGTCTTTGATCTGAATATCGCCCTTCTTATAAAAGGATTCAGGAAGATGCTTGCGGAAACGAGCCGTCGCGTCTTTTCCGTAAGTTCCATCACCTCGAGTAAGAACAGATTCAAGTTCTCCATTACGATAAATTATATTAATAGCACTACCATCATATTTAGGAGTTCCTTCTAGAATTGTGATAGTATCATTATTTTGATTTATATGATTTTCTCTTTTTGAAAGCCATTTCTGGAATGTTTGTTCTTGATAATCAGTTTCTCCATTAACTGTTTCAGTCTGAAGTTTACTAAGCGAAAGCATTCTAGTTGGATGCGGAAAATCAAAGTCTTTTCTTTTTGCACCTACTTGTTCAACTACTTTTGAACCAAGTTCCTTGAGAGTCTTTTCTATAACATCAAAAGCAGCGTCAGACATAATCGGATTACCATCGTAATAGGCTACTTTGGCCTTTAGATACTGTGTTTCAAGATTTTGTATCATAATTTATCTAATTTGATAGTACTAATATAATCAATTTTTCTGACAAATAAAAATTTTAACGGACTTATTTTCTGTTAGCTATACATTTTATGCGTTGAATGGTTTTTGTTTCTTTTATTAGAGATAATGCAAATTTAAAAGTTTTTTTATCAGCATTACTCATGAACAAATTTTTTATTGTTATGAGATGATATACAATTAATGCATGTAACATCATCAGTCCCAGTAAAGGTGTTGTCATTGTTCCTAACCATAATGCAAATAGAAAATAAAGTATTGGATGTAAAAATATTCCATTATTGGTGCAACAGCAATAATTAAAATTTTAAAAGGAATATTAATTTACTAAATTTGTTTTATTCCATATTTTTCTGCAGATATTTTATATTCTAATTCAAAATGTTGTAAGTGTTTTGGACATAAATTCACAAATACACTATAAAATTTATGATCATGAGACCCGTTTCTTGACATTCTTTCAAATACTATTTGATGAGACAACTCATGTGCGATATAATATTCAAAATAATCTTCTCCTTTTTCATATGCCCATAAAGGAATAGTAAATTGTCCATCAAAATAGGACCAACCTTTAACTGTATCAGTGACAAATCCTTTAATATTCTTAAAAGGAAAAGTCGGATCGTATCTTTCTATCAAGTTTTTTATTATACGATTAAGCTGAGATTGCAGATGTGGCACTTTTTTTCTTATGTTTCTCATATATTTGATTTGTTTAACAAATATAACAAAAAAATCCGACAAATAAAAATATTTGACGGATTTTTTTAACAATTTTTTAACAGAAAGTTATTTTGGGAACACTATTTCAAGTTTATGTTCTTTATGCATGTAGCACATATCATTTTGAAGAATTTCAAATCTTATCTTAGGTTGTCCATATTGTGTATCAGTTAGAATTTCAAAATCTACTGATCCAACTATAACATCGTTAATGTAATAAATATGTTCTTTTATTGTATCTTCAAATTCTACAACTCTATCATAGATGATTTCTACCTCATCGTCTCCTGAAATTGTATAGGTAATTTTAATTTTTGATCTAAATTTTTGATCAGAATAAAATTTGAACCCTAACGGAAAATCTCTAAAATATCTATCTTTATTTTTAGTGAATAAACTATATTTAGCGATTTTAGCATTTTGTTTGATTTCAAATGTGGGTTTACTAATTGTGAATTTACATTCAGGCAAAATAAATTGATCGACATTTAGTTTTCTTATTTCTCGTAAAAGAAAAAAAACGGCAGCTATTGATATTAACAATAGCAAGAGATTTAACAACATTGTTCTTTATGTAATTTTCAGTTTTCATGTTATTTTAGTTTTTAAATCATTTATTTGTTCTTGTAATTCTCTCACGATTTTTATAAGAGAGATGTTATTAAGCATTATATCTTCGACCGATAAATTTCCCTTTAAATATAAATTATTAGATGAATCTAACAATAATGTGTAGCCATCATAATTTCCTGAAGTTATACCCATTATAGGTCTATTTGACAACTTTTCATTGTAAGTATCTCTTCCATCAAAAACAATAAGAGGAATGCTAGAAGATTTATCATTCCCTGCAATACCTACAAAATATAGGCCAGCATCGTTTTCATCACTTCCAATTCCTATTATCTCTGGAAGAAATCCTTGATTTGTGCCATTTCCTAAAGAAAATCCAAATGATCCATCTCCTATATGAAATCCTGTCATTAATTTATTAGATGGAATTGCTAAATCCATTCTATAATTAAAAAGAGGTAAACGACCAAATCCAACTCTTCCATTGTCATAGTATATATTCGTATCCTTTATCCGGTTGTTGACTACTACATTAAGACTTTGATCAATCGTATGCCAAAATATATTTCCATTTCGATTTCTTGTTAAAGCTTGAATATTATGATTAGGATGATACTCTGGGATAATTTCTCTTAAAGAAAAAGAAAGTCCATCAGACATTATTTGATTTAAAACTATATTATTATTGTGTGTTAAGTTCATATTTATATTTCAGAAGAATCTTCTTTATTTTTTGGTTTTTTAGTATTCCATTTTTTTATTATAGTTGTAATTTCTGTACATACTTCATATTCTTCTTTATTTTGGAATTTTTCAAGAATAGATGATAAAAATGGTTTTACATCTGGAGAGTTTACAATTATTATTGCTTTTTTATCAGCATATATAGTGAAGGGCTCTTCATCTTGTTTATGGGTTTTTATATATTCATAAACTTTTTGGGCAAATTTATAATATTCTTCATTTGAATAAAATTCATTTGTTTGTTCAGCAGGATTGAATGAAAACAAAACTCTTTTATCTATTGTCGGGCCTATTGTTTCTAATACCGGGAGAAATAATTGTTTTTCTGAATATTCTTCATTATTTTGAAGTTCTTCGATGATATTATTTGCCATCTCATCAATGGCTTTTTTTAAACTTACTTCGAATTCTTTATATCCTTTATAAAGTATTGTATCAGTACATTTCCATTCAGGATCTAATTCTGAATCATGAAGAAATAACGCATGAGAATAAATGCTTTCACCTGTTATATCTGAGGCTATTCTATTATATTCTATAGAATCAGAACTTGGAGAATTTCCATAGATGCACCATGTATTAAGTATATCAATTAGACGCACAGTTTGAATTTCATGAAACTCAGTAAATAATTTAACTAATTCTTTTTCTTTAAAAATTAAATTACTAGGTTTAAAATTTTCTGTGATTCCGTTTGAATAAAGTAGTACTGCCATTTTTATGTATTATTTTTCAAATCGTTTTAGTGCATTTTGTGTTATAAAAATATATTTTGCTTTTCCTATAAAATCTCCTAAGGTTTTAGCATTTGAATAACTCATTGCTGATTTTAAATAATCTTGAAAATGTTCAGTCCATTGATCTAAGGTATATTCCACTTTCTGATATTTTGTTATTCCTTCAGCTGTCACTAAGTTTGTTTTTCCCCAATTTCTTTGCACTGCTTTTGTACTCATGCCTCTATATTTTTTCTTAATAGGAAAACCCCATTTCCAAAGTGTTTCGGCCATTTTATTATTTATCTTTATTTTCCACAAATAATTGTACCCAGCTGATTCGATAGCTTTATTAAATATAGAGCCAATCATAACATAATCTGAATTATGCACAATATTTCCGTTTATGTTATATGTATGATCATCTTTTATATTAAGATCATAAACCTTTCCAGAATAGGTATAGGTTTTTTTAGTTTTTATTGGAATTAATTTCATATAAAATAGATTTAGTTTTTTTATCAATTACATTAATTACATATTCAAATCCAACAGATTCGCTATATTTCTTTTTTAATAAAATATTTTCTAAACATTCTTCTCTTGAAGTCCATGTACTCTTTACTTCTATTATTTTATTTAAAGATTTAATATAAATGTCTGGGATATGTTTATGATCTTTTTTATTTTTATCTGTCCATTTAATAATAGGACAATCATAATTTGTTAATATATCATCTTCATTTGTTTCGTCATTTAACAAAATATCTAACATAATATTTTCATAGCCCATAACATATGTTTTTCTTCCTGATGGAAATGTATATTCTTTAATTTTGTATAAATTTTTAAATGCCTTTTTTTGTATATCTAAATTCTGAAATCCATATTCGACTCCATAAACTTCCATCATTTTTTGTTTTGCTCGTTTAATTGAAATCTCCAATAATAGAGCATTTTTAACGCCATAGCGTTTCATCATTATATCTTTAACTTTTTCTTTTATTTCTTTTGCTTGCCATGGATAATCAACACCATAATTTTTTAAAGAAGTTTGAATTTTTTTCTGTTTTATTGATTCTATTTTAGATGGATTATCTACCCCATATCTTTTTAAACAAGTTCTTTTGTTTTTTTCTGGATTGTTAAAATTTTCATTTCCATATTTTTCTTTTTTCTTTATTTTTATTTTTTCTTTAATTATTTCAGATTGATTAACGTTTTCAACACCGTATTTTTCTAAATTAGTTTTTTTAACTTTTTCTTTTAAGTTTTCAGATTGTAATGTAAAGCCCCCATATCGTTCGTTTACTGTGTTTTTTGTTTTATTTTTTATATCTTTAGCTTTCGCTGGATTTTCTACACCATATTTTTTCAAGCAAGTTTTTTTGATTTTTTCACGGATATTTTCATTAGATAATGGATGTCCACCATATTTTTTATCATTTGTTATTTTAGATTTTGCTTTAACAAATTTAGATTTTTGTATCTGACTTTGAGTTTTTTTATTAATATTTAATTCTGAAAATAATTTTTCTATTCTAGAACGGGGAATATTTAATTTTCGTTCTATTTCTGATATAGAATATTCTTCGTCAAAATATAAAAATTCTAATATTTGTTTTGATATGTTTTGATTAGTTTTTCTTTTTTTCATTTAATTTTCTAGATAATTTTAAGTATATAATATATATCTTAGAAAATATTTTTAATAAAACCTTTTGCATTTGGTGCAGTATTTTAATATTATCATTTTGTATTAACAGATAATTTTCATCGAGATTTTTGGCTTCTATCCATTCAGCATACTCATGAAAATTGTTTTCATTTACAACATCCTTATATTTTTTAGAAATAACATAATAATGATGATTATCAGTAGAATAAATATCATTAATTTGAACAATATCTTTATTATTTTTATAAATAAAAATGTCATTAACTTGTTTTTCTCTAAATTTATGTGTTAATACTTTATCTGTTTTTAATATTTTGTTGATTCGTTTAAATCCATTAGAAGTATAAACTAACATATTTGGTAAAAAACAGCCAATCGCGAGAGCTTTAATTATGTCAGCATAATTTTTCATGCCACCGTCTGCTACTATTTTTGTGGTAACATTATAATGCGTACGTTGTTCATAACATTCTGAAATAAGAGAACCTAATGGATAGTTAACAGACACATTTGCAGCTGTTGTACACCCTGAATTATGAACAATAATTCCATTTATATTATAAGAATGGTCTTTTTCTATTTCTAAATCATATATTTTTCCTTCGTAATATTCTTTAGAAATATGTTCTATAGATTTTAATTTAAAGCTTTTCATTATTAATAAAATTTAAACATTTTTTAATTTCTTTTTGAGGATTTATTTTATAATCGTTTTCCCAAATTATTAAAATA